CAAGACCCGAATTCATTTTTGATGGGATTCAAGGGTGACAGTTATCTGATGGCAGGATATGTGTTTGGCGCATATATGCCAATATTCCTGACACCGCCGATTATGCTTGATGACTTTGTATCAAGACGTGGAATCATGACAAGCAATGGTAGAAAGTTTATCAATAATAAGTTTTACAGGACAGGAAAGATAGTTACGACATAGTCGTAGCTGAATAGAAAACAAGGCGAGCCGGATGTGAAAGCGTCCGGCTCGTTTTATACCTTGGAGGTTTACAGATGGAAAAGAAGTATTTTTTAGTGAATAAAGGAAAAGGTCCTTTGTCATTGCCGAACCCTCTTGGAGGGATGTTCATAGTAGGAGAGAATACACAGAAGCAGTTGACAGAAGAGCAGGTGAAGTATTACAATAAAAGTGCATTCAGGGGCTTGCCTTTTGAGATAAAGCAGTTAGAGAATTTGAATGAAGTAAGTAGAGCAGAAGCAGCGGCTAAAGCAAAGAAGAGTGCTGCTGTTGCAAAAGTGGCTGAGTTAAAGGTAGTCTTTGATGCTGCGGATGAAAAGATGCAGAATATTGTTAAAGAGATAGAAGAAAAGAAAGCAGTATTTGAGAGTGCCGCTGACGGTGAGAAGAAGGGTATAACAAAAGAGATAGACAAGCTTGAGAAAGAGATGAAGAAAGTGGAAAAAGATGTTGAAAACGCAAAAGAAAAGTATGAAGCTGCATTAGCGGAGTTGGAGAAATAGGTGAAAAGAGCAGAGATAATTCAATTGTTGATAGATACATTTACGCCCCTGGTGCTTTCAATAGGTAGACCGGGGGTTGCTCTTGCTTTTAATGAGGCGGCGAGAAAGTACAATAAGTATAGTTCAGTGCTTGCGTTTGAAAGTTTTCCATACAATGGCGAAGCAGTGTTGGAGATGCCTGCCAGAGTGGATAGCATTGTGGATGTTATACAATACAGGCCAACAGTGGGCGTGTCAAGTATAATCACGCCAGAGGCAGTAATTCTTGGCGTAAACAGGTTGCCACAAGGCGATTACTTTTTATTATTTGCGATGATACAAGAGTATAAGCAGATTATGAGATTATTTAGTGGGGGTTTTACATATAGATTTGTTAAGCCATATTTGTATGTGGATGATGCAAACATAAAGACGTCGTATTTGACAGTGCAATATATGTATAATTTTGACGGTATGGATGAGAATTTTGAATGGAGTGGAGCTGCTCTGGATTGGGTTATAAGTTATGCCCTTGCAGAGATAAAAGATAATGAAGGTAGAGTTTTGAGGAATGCCTCTGTAGTGGGGATAGATACGGATGGAGAGAGTTTAGCGACAGAAGGGAAGACAGCAAAAGAAGCATTGCTTGAGCAATTGAGGGGTGAAAGTAGTCCATTTATAGGCTTGAAGGGGTAAGCATGCTGATAACGGAGTTGACCTATAAGGATTTAAGGTTAGAGGTAGATGCAAAAAGTTTAGCACGTAGTAAGAAGTTAGGTGCTTTGAGATACCGCGGGTTGTCAAAGTCAGGCGATGTTGTGATGTTTTCGACGCCAAGTCAGACGACGAAAGGGAAATTTTGGTCGCAATATATACAATTGTTGGAGCTTGAAGACGTAAGAAAGATGAAAGACTTGACAGCGTTCCAGAAAGTGACATTATTGATAGGTGGAGACATTGGTGTGAAGTGTACGTGTCCAGCGTTTAAGTATTGGGGATATAATTATATATTGACACAGGTAGACGCAGTGTTTGGCAGAGGTGAGCAGAGATTTCCGGGAGTGCGTAATCCGGAGTTAAAAGGGAGTGTCTGTAAACATTTGGCGCATACATTGCAATATTTTCCTTTTTACATTTCGGAGATAGCAAGAGACATGAAGGCGAAGGGTATTTTAACAGGAAGAGACGAGTAAGACGAGATGTATGAGTTTAATGTAGAGAAGGAGAAAAGTGAGAATGAATAGAAAATTATTTGAAAGAGTGTTGCAGGAAGAAAATAAGTTCAATGTTCAGATATGTAAGAAAGCAAGTAAAGCAGCGGATATTTGGTATAAAGAGAGGATAGCAGAGGTAGGGAAGGAGCAGGCGTACAAGGAGATGTTAGAGATATTTGCTGATAGACAGTTGGAAGGAGCATATGTAGCAAGTGGTGGAATATATGTGGATTTTGCTGCTGTTCAGCATTCTGGTGGGTTTATGAAGCCGGGTAAATTTAAGGTGGCGATAATAAGTGACCATAGAATAGAAGTGACAAAATTTTTTGGTTGGCAGATGGATGCTGAAACAGTATGGGTGCCTGTGTAAAGTTAACAAAAGGAGTTAGTATGAAAAAGAAACTATTTGAAAGAGTGTTGAATGAAGAGGTAAATAAGCATGCAATTAAGAATATGAATTATGCTATAGCGAGCGGCAGGTGGGTACCAAAAAAAGTAGTAGGTATTGTGAGCAAGGCTTTAGACAAGAAAGAAAGGGAGAATCAGGCAGAGCTTGAGAAGTTTGTAGCAAAAGGCAAGTCAGACAAGTTCATTATAATAAATGTGAATAATAATGAGAAAGGTGCATTGGTAGAGTACAGTGTAGTAGGAGCGTTGGATGTTTATATAGCAGTCGGTGGCAACGAAACATTATACTCTGCGGAAATAAAAGTGATTATTGCTATTGACGGATATGCTGACAGGTTTGAGGCTGTGATTGCGGCAACAAGCGAAGATGGTGGTAATTACTGGGATGTGACTTGGAAAGGTTGGAGTAATTAAACAAAAGGAGCAAACATGAAAAAGAACCTGTTTGAAAGAGTGTTGAATGAAGAGAATACAATGAACAAGGATATTTTTAATAATTTTGCACGGGATGTGAAGAAGAGAATACCAGGGAAAGTTGCAGCTATTTTTTATGACACGGTTATTAGAAAAAAGGCTGCCGTGGAAGAGATGTTATTAGACGAGGATTGGCATGGTAGTCGTATGCTTTCAATGAAAAAAGAGACACCGATTATGATGTTGAAGGTTTCTTTTGGCGTGGAGATAAGAGACACAGCAAAAGAGATGATTCGTGTATACTTAATGTGTCGTATTGAAATACATTTGAGTGAGATAGTATCACGCACTATAGAGGCAAGTTACTATTTGAAAACGGTCGATAATGGAGAGAGTTGGGAGTTAGACGGAGTAGATTTAACATAGGAGTATAGAATGAAAGCAAGAATGTTTGAGTCATTGAAAAGAGTTTCCGAAGAAAGCACAGCCGCAGTGACTGTGAGTATGGAAGATGCCGAGAGAGTTGCGCAGGAGATAGGTTATGACGGATGTATGGAGCAATTCAGGTTAGGCATAGAAGTTGAGTCGGAGCATGCTGATATTGCGATGGACATAATGACATGGGGCAGAATAGCAAAGGCGCATCTGTCTGAGATACCTGATTACTACACGAGATTGGCACAGATGGAGGTTGAAGGCAAGGCGGCAGTTATTGATGGGGAAAATTCGATTGAAGGCGATGCAATATCGTCCATGGACGAGCCTGTTGGTGATAAAGATGAAGAGACAGCAAGTGCGGCAGTGCAAGGAACGCCACAGGATTTCGGGACGATTGAGCCGCAGAAGTATCTTGAGAGCAGGAAGAGAGGGGTAAGTAAGAAAATGCAGGAAGCAAGTGATAGTGTAGTCAATGCTTTGTTTGATATATGGGATGAAGTGACAGGAGATGATAGAAGAAAGAGAATAGAGCAAGGAGAGGAAGGTGAAGGGTATGTAATGGATTTTGAGTTTAAGACCAGCCAAGAGAGGAGAGGCGTAGTAGATGCGATGAGCAAGTATTTGAAAAAAGAAGGGCAGAAGTTTAGTTTTAAGAATGGTGACAGACGCCTTGTGATAGAAGAAAGTGCAAAAAAGAAAGTGAATGAGGGGAGTATTGCTGGATTTAGTGAGTCTGACCTTGAGAAATTATTGAAAGATGCTTATGCATATTTGAACAAGATGCATATTGCAGTGAATACAGATGATTTGATTGAATACATAGCAGATGCAATGGAGAAAAGAAAGGGGAAGTTATCGAGTTCTGAAGAGAGAGAATTGACTCGATGGATTGAGAACGCAGACGAGAGTGTTGCAAAGAAGTCTGGTAGTAAAGTGAATGAGGAGAATGAGATACATGTGTTCCAGGGCGGCGTGAAGAATATGTTTTTTAAGTTGAAGAAAGAGGCAGATGCTTTGGTCGAAGAAGTGAGAGCCGTAGTAATCGCTGCAGGTTTGCCATACACAGCGCAGGGGATAAAAAAGAACGCCATTGCCGTTAAGCCGTACAATGTGTCATATCAGTTAAAGTGTGGGGATGCAATGGGGGATTTTTTGAGCAAGGGCATAAGCGAAGCGCAGAAGAAAGACAAGAGCATCCGAGAAGAGCTGTTTTCGATTATTACAGACTTATATGAAAATGTTTCGTGGTTAGAGCGCATTGAAATTTATGTAGACGGGCAGTTTCAGTTTAGGATAGATAAAGGCGAGGAGGCATATATTGAGATGACTCTTGAGGGGAGGAGTAAGCAGTATAAAGTAGAAAATCGTAAGCAGATAGAAGGTGTACTTGCAGAGTTTTATAAGACTGTTGCGGAGCAGATTAGAATAGCAGTGTTATCGTGTAGAGCAGCAAAAGAAGTTGTGAGAAAATTAGAGCAGAAATAGTAAAAGGAGTTAGTATGAAAAAGAAGTTATTTGAAAGAGTGTTGAATGAGGGTAAAGAAGAGTTGAGCATGGATACTGTTGCAATAGATACATATATAGCAAAAGGTGTTAGCCTTGTAGAGAAGGAGTTAAAAGTCTTGTATGACTATTTGAAATCAATAAAAGTTATTGATAGATATAAGATAAACATACGCAGAAAAGTAGGGGAGACACGCGTGTATGTAGATACGAAATACACAGACCCAGACACTTATGTACGCAGAGGGTCAGGGGCCGAGATGGACGCGAATAATTCTATTATACCATTGAGTTTTGGCGCGAGTGTTCCGCAGGGTAGTTTGGGAGTGCTTGCAGTTGTCCGGAGATATATGAGATGCAATATAAATTATTACAAGGTGCACGGTGAGGCATTGACATTGTCAGCAGAGACAGTTAATGTGAGGGCAGATGTATTGAGAGCAGATATGAAAAAGTTCATGGTAGAGAAAGACATAATTGAAGATAGAAAGGTCTTTGAGTTTATAGATGAATGGGTTGATGCATGTGTCTCTGGTATAAAGGAGTATTTGAATATTTTTAAAGATGCGAAGGAGTAATGCTTGAGTAATATATTTAATCAAAGAACTGCAGTGACGACATTGCAGTTCAATGATGCCTTGATACCAGTTGTTGGGATGCCTTGTAAATTAAGGAATTACATTGGTGCGGACAATGAGAATGATATATATGGTGGTAAGGAGCAATTTGCTGCGGTAGTAGATACGCATGTAGTGATTGAGCATAATCCGGACAAGAAGCGTTTGAAAGCGATGGGGTTATGGCAGGAAGACAAGTTGCCAATAGTTGCGCACTTTATGGAAAAGGATAAGGTGGCACGAAGAGCAGAGATTGAGTTTGATTTTGAGTATTCATATGATGGAGTGAAGCATGCGAGTAAGTTTCAGGTAGTAGATATAAAGGTATATGGTGCTGAGCAGACAGCATTGCAGGTGTATTTGTTAGCGCCTGTTAGGGGAGCTGACGGGGTATGCAATGAATAGAAAGAGTCATTATGCACAAGGGGAGTTGTTTTGAGTATTTATGTGTACATTAGAGCAACAGATTATGTTTGGCAGCCAGGTAAACATAAGTTGGAAGACACAGAGTATGAATTATTGATGTCTGACTTTGCACGTTACATTGCAAAAGTGTATGCAAAGACGCTTATTAAATTGATAAATACACAGAGATGGAAATATAAGTGGAAGAAGTTGAGTAAGCCTTATTTAGAGTGGAAAAAGAAGAATGGGATGAGTTTGAACATATGGGAAGCAACGGGATTATTAAAGAGGAGTATATCAGTGAGGTGGGCACCTGCGAAGGGAGCTTTTGTAGTGGGGCCAAGTCCAAGAGTGAAGTATACAAGAGGAAATGTTGATGTTTTATCCGTTGCAAGGTATATGGAGTATGGTACGAGTAAGATGCCTGCAAGGCCTTTGTTTGGGGATGCACAGAAGTATATAAGTAAGAATATAGATAGGTATTGGAGAGCATATTTAAAGGGTATTGGTGTAAAGTAAAAGGAGTTAGTATGAAAAAGAAGTTATTTGAAAGAGTGTTGAATGAGGGAGTTGCTTATCCTTGTACGACTGTACGGATGAGAGCATTGGCCAGGGAAGATAAGTTTATTGCGGATTTGATGAAGAAAGCAAGGACAAGAAGGGAAGTTTTGAGTATATATAATTCATATATAGTTGAGGATAGTGCAATGTCAGATGCATACAATCATGTGAAGCCAAGTACAGAGGATTGGGGGGATGAGGAGTGGAAGGAAGCGATGCAAATAGTTGAGGGTGTTTTTAAGAGAAAGGCAGTAGATAAGATAATTGACATTGTTGCAGAGAATATGAAAAATGATGAGTGCCCAGAAGAAGTAAAAGAAGTGTATAAGCGTACAAAGGTGAGAGACGCTTTGGTGAAAGCGATTGTAGAGTTATCAAAGAGAAAGTGGGGTATAAATACAAGGATAAGTGAGGAGCTGTACACTTTTAAGCATATAGAATTTAATGTATACTGGGGTGTGCATATTACTGTGACGCTTGAAGGTTGGGGAATGAGTACAGGAATTTTTGCGGATGACAGAGACTTACCATATGTTGAGATAATGGCTGATGGAGTAGGAGAGTGTAAGTAATAAAAGGAGTAAAAATGAACAAGAAACTGTTTGAGAAAGTATTGAAAGAGCAAGAAGGTGGAATGTCTGTAGTAGAGCAGATAGACACGTTGATAAAATTGACAAAGTCTGTTGATAGTGACTGGAAAGACGCGCATGCATTTTTTGAGAAGAAGAAACGAGACTTTGCTGCAAAGATTGAGAAAGGAGAGAAAGAGGTCGAGCTTGGCGTAAAGGTGCAGAAAGACGCATACAGGAGTGTCACTGTGTATGCAGAAGATAAAAAGATTGAAAGTGTGTGGTTCAGAGAACCTGTAGAAACTGACGACGAGAATGAGTTTGCGTCTATTGTTGCTGTTGCGACTGTTGTGTGGAAAGGCGAGAAAATAGAAAAAGTGCAGTTTGAGTATAAGGAGAGTATTTGAAGAGTATAGGAGTGAAGTAATATGCAAAAAGCTATTGGGACGCATTTAAGAGCAGAGCTTGCGAGCAGGTTGACAATTGAGGCGAAGTCAATTGTGTATGCGCCTGTGAATGTTGCGATGAGATTAAGAGCAGAGACGACGCCGACTGCTGTATTGAACATGGTGAGTATGTATAGAACGGGAATGGAGATAGATAGAAGTAGATTAAATAATTTTGTAGCGAGGAACGGCATATATGTGAAGTATACAGATGAGACAAAGCAGGTTGCGATGAAGATGCGGTATGTTCCGAAGATTTTAACATATACCATAGAGAACTGGTTTACGAATGCAGATTGTCTGGATAGTAGGGCATTATTATTTGATGAGTGGCTTGTAAGTAATGATTTTACGTTGAAATTTACAGATGTTGACACACAGATAGAGTATGAGTTTCCTATAATATTAGAGGAGCAAGCAGACAATTCAGATTTAGAGTCACAGTTTGAGAAAGGTAAAATTTTTAGATTGACGACAGTATTGAATGTGCAGGCATTGATACCAGTAGTGCCGCCAACGACAGTAAAGACAATATTGACAGTAGAGTGCGATATCTATTCTGGGATAGAGAATCCTATATTAGAAGAGACGCATATTGTGAGTGGATAGTGTATGTTAATAATAAAATGCAAAGGAGGATAGATGAGACCTGATGTTACAATGAATGAAGTAGATTTATCGCTTGTAATAAAGGCAGATGTTGCGTTTAAAGCAGCGATAGTTCTTGAAGCGAATAAAGGGACATTAGATAGAATGCTTATTTCAAACAATCAGCAGTTTATAGAAGAGTATGGCTATGCCGATGATTCGAAATTAGGCATGTATTGTGCTATTGCTTTTCTTGAGAAAGGTAATGCCCTTGAAGTACAGAGGGTTGTGGGGAATGATTGTGCATATGCTGGTGTTATTGTAAAAAATGCAACAGCCGGTACAATCCCTGCAGCAGTTGAGGTAGGAATACCGTATGGCAGTCATGTGTTTGGTGCAAACGAGTTGTTTTTGCTTGCGTTGAGAGGACCGGGAGCATACGGCAATGGCAAGATAGCTGTTTCTGTGACAGATATTGCTATGGCGACGACAGGGGAGTTCCAGCTTGTTGTGAAAGAGTTAAACAGTGAGGGTGTTTTTGCAATAAAAGAGACTTGGAATGTATCAAGAAAGACTGATGCAAAAGACGGGTTTGGGCGTTCAATGTTCATTGAAGATGTAATCAATGAGAAGAGCGCATACATTGTTGCATTGAACAATAGTGTGATAACAGACTGGCAAGACCCTTTGTTTCCAGGTGCGGACATTGAATTTGACTTCGGAGCAGATGGGGATGCTGTGGTAGACGGGGATGTGACAGCTGGAATAGACACTTTTGCAAGTAAAGACGAGGTGGACTTTGAGGTGTTTATAAACGGAGGGTATACAAGTTCAGTAGTACAGCAAAAGATTGCAAGTGTGATGGCAGCACGCAGGGGTGTAGGAATATTGGATGCGCCATACGGATTAGCAGCGGCAGCATTAAAGAGTTGGAGAGAAGGGCAAAACATAGATAGCAGTTTTGGGTCTGCTTATGCAAATTGGGTGCAAGTATACGACCAAGACAGGGACAAGTATGTTTGGGTACCACCGTCAGGTGCAGTAGCAGCAGATTTTGCCTATTCGAGTACTGTTGCAAATGAAGCGAAGCCTGTAGCAGGATTAAGGAGAGGAAAGGTATCCGGTATGAAGCTCGAGAGAGCTTGGACACCTGCAGAAGAGGATGTTTTGTACGATGCGCAGATAAATTACTTGACATACAAGAGAGGCGCAATGTATATTTGGGGAAATAAGACAATGCAGATAGCGACGACATACCGTAGTTATTTATCAGTGAGGAGGGTGCTGAACAAGATTGAGAATGCGATATACCCTGCGCTTGATAATTACTTGTTTGAGGTAAATGATGCATTTACAAGAATGCAATGCTGGTCAGTATTGAATGATTATATAAAGCTGATGGTAGCACAAGGGATGTTATTGAAAGGCGAAGTTGTTTGCGATGAGACAAATAATACTCAACTTGTAATTGACCAGTTTAAAATGCATGTTGACGTGTATTTAAAAGTAGCACCAGACATAGAGAATATAAGATTGCAGATGATTGTGACAAAGAGTGGTGTAAGCTTTGAGGAGTTAATTGCTACAGGTGGAAATTTTTAAGTAGGGTTGACTAAAATGAAAATAAGGAGGAAATAGTATGATGAATATCGACATTGTAAGAGCCCAAGGGGACTTGTTAAGGAATTATTTATGGGACTTGCAGATACCGAATGTGCCAGGTGGAGGCAATGCATTGTTGCTGACTTTGCTTGTGCGTAAGTCCAGCATACCAGAAGTAAAGAGTGATGCAATTGAGTTGCCGTATAAAGCAAGGACAATTCGTTATGCAGGCAGGACGACAAGTCATGGGACAATAGATGCTGACTTTGTCATAGACAAGAGCGGTGCTTTGTACAAAGCATTGTATGCATGGAAGAATTTGGCTGGAAATGTTGCAGATGGAAAAGCTGTAGACCCTATGTTGTACAAGACCACAGGTATATTGACTTTGCATGACGCACAGGACACAGTGAAGTTGACATATTCATTGAGTGGACTGTGGTTAGAAGTAATAAAAGCAATAGACCTTGACCAATCGGGAAATGATTTTGTGAGCGTGAGTGCAACTTTTAGTTACGATGGTTTTGAGATGATATAAATGGTTGAGTTGCTATATGATGTTGTTAGAAATTCGAATCCGAATCCGGTAAGAAAGTACTTATGGAAAGTAGTATTGCCGGAAGCGGATTCAATGATAAGCGCAAGAGTACAAGGCGTAAAGTTTCCTATGTTCAAGGTAAAGACGGAGACAATACAAGTGTCGCCGTCTATTCGTATTGAAGTCCCAGAAGAAGTAGAATATGGTGATGTAAGTTTAGATGTAATTGAGAATGCAGATATGAAGACATATGCATATTTTAAGCGGTGGCATGATTTAATGAAGAATGCAGATGGGACATTCAATCCGAGACAGAAGTATGTGAAAAGTGCTTATATTCAATTATTGAATACTGATGACATGATATTAAGACAGTTTACAGTGGAGGAGGCCTGGGTAAAAGAGATAGATGCATTAGATTTAGATTACAAGAATAATGATTTTTTGGTATTTGGCGTGGTGTTATCGTGTGTAAGAATAAGTTAAGCGGAGGTGTATATGGTAGAGAAAAAAGCAGAGGCGGGGTTTACATATTTTGATGTAGCTTTGCCGTCAAGAGGGTTGCCGTATGGTGACAAGATAGGAGAAACTGTAAAGGTTAGATTGTACAGTTTAACAGAAGAAAAGATGTTTGCAGACACCAGAGAAGATGAGCAGAATGATGAAAAGTTGACTGCAATTTTATCCAATGTATTGAAAGACATAGATGCGAATGATTTAACTCTGGGAGACAGGGAATTTTTACTTTTTTGGGAGAGAATAAACTCATATGGGAAGGACTATCTTGCGGAAGTTGTTTGTCCTATATGTAAGAAAACGACGACAGTGACAATAGACATTGCAGAGTTAGAGACAATCAAGTTGCCTGAAGAGTATAAGGAGCCGTTTAAAGTAAAATTGAGTGACCAGAATGAGGTGACATTGCGGCTTATTCGCGGGAAAGATGAGTTGGTAGTTGAGAATTACATTCATGCCATGAAAGAGAGTCAATGGTTTGTACGGTATGCAGTAAGTATTGTAGCAATCAATGGTAAAGAGATAGACAATGTTCATGAGAAGGTACTTTTTGTAAAGACATTGACACCAAAAGAGTTTGGAAAGATAAGAGCATTTCACAGTAAGTATGTGCATGGAAAGGATATGAAGAGCAAAGTTAAATGTTCTGAATGTCAGGAGGTGTCCGTAGTCGGAGTACCGTTTCAAGCCGAGTTTTTTGTCCCGACACGCATGTTTGAAGGGGATATACGAGAAGATATTTGTGCTGTCGTATTACCTGAGAATGAGTCCAAGTGAAGTGTATAAGCTTGATTTGTATGAAGTGCAGTGGTTTATAAATAGAGTGCAAGAGCAGATAACGAGAGAGAGAGAAGAAAGGAGCAAGCAGTGGCAGATTTCGCATTAGTAGATGTGAGTGATTTTGAAAGTAGAGTTACCGCATTAAAGTCGGGAATTACTGCTGTGGCTACAATAAATGCAGATACTGCAATAAATGCAGGAATAGTATATAATAGAGTGCAGGCAATAGGATTATTAGCAGAGAGAGCGATGGCGGGAGTAAGCAGTCCTGTGGTGCCAGAGATACCTGTAGGTGGGAACCAAACAAAAGAAGCTATGCCTATGATGGAGAGGGCAGTTGTTGCGATGGAGAAAGCTGCACAAGCAATAGAGGGAATAAGTAAGCAGTCAGGTATGCTTCAAAAAGGTAAGATGTACGGTATGCCTAAAAGGAGTAAAAGCGAGGACGATACTTGGTGGAAGAAATTGAGAACTGCAATGGGAGATTTGTCAAAGAGTATTTTTAACAGGGGTGTACAGAGTGAATTTTCAACATATTTGGGGAATGCTTTATTGGGACCGCTTTACGGTGTATTGAATGAGGTGATTGATTTTGATAGTTTGAAAGATAAGATAGCAGATGGATTTGAGGAGTTTAAGACGTCTGAGACTTTTGCTAAAATTTCCGAAGGTGTTACAAAGTTAAGAGATAAAATGCGGGACGGCTTTGCCAGTATGAAAGACGGGATATTGTCAATGTCGGCGAGAATGAGTAGTGTAACGGAAAATATGAGTAAAAATTTGCACGAGTTTAGTTTGAATTTTTTGCGCAAGTTTGATAGTTGGATGGAAGTGTTAAAAGATACTTGGCAGGATATGAGAGATGCTTCAGGAAGTTGGATAGGAAAGATGCTGGGTGGTTTAGGCGGGTGGTTGAAGCCATTACAGATGTTATTGATGACAAAGTTTCAATGGTTAGGTGGGTTAATGAAGCAAGGTAGTTTAGGGTTAGGTGCAAAGTTAGTAGGATTAGGCAAGACTTTGAGTACAGGAGTAGCAGGAGCATTTGGTACAAAAGCTGGATTGATGGCAACAGGTAAATTTGCAGTGACAAAAGCTGGACCTGCTTTATACTTGGCGAATGTGCTTTTGCAGGGCGTTATAGGAGCCGTAAAGGCGCAAGATAAGTCGTTTAAAGGAAGAATGGCAGGTTTACTGGGGGGAATGATATCTGGCGCGACATTTGGAATTGCAAAGCGTGAGAAGCTTGAGAAAGAACTGGGATACATTTTTAGTAATATGAAAGATTTGGGAAGAGGTTTTGTGATAATAATGAAAGAGGCATGGGATAAGATAAAGAATGGTTTTAGCTTTGTGTGGAATGGTATAAAGTCAAGAGTAGAAGGGCTAAAAGAAATTTTTAGTTTTGTGTTCGAGGGTGTAAAGAACATGGCAATGAGTATGGTAGACACGGTGAAGTCTTTTATTCAAAAGAGACTTGGCGAGGTTATTTCGATAGGAACAAGGCTTGTAAATATGTTTAAGTCACTTATAGACCCAGTAAAAGAGATATTTAGCGCGATAGCGGATTTTGTGAAGAACAATCCAGTGACAAAAGGGGCGCAGAATATTTTTAATTGGTTAAAAGGAAAGAACGTAGCAGAACCAGAGCCGTTGTCAATACCTGTGATAGAAGACAATTTAACACCAAAAGTAAACACAATGGTAGAAGATGCAGCGGCGACGAGTATATATCCAGAGAAGAAGTTAGCAGAAGAGACCAGCATTTGGACGAAGCAACTTATAGAAAAGGAGAAAGCAGAGCCGACAGTGATAACAGTGCCAGTGCAGCAGCAAGGTACATTAGAGCAGGCGGGTATGAATATAGACAATTTAGGCCTTGTGTTAATTTCAGCAGGGAAGTTATAATGGAGAATGTGAGTTCAAAGTTTAAGGTATACATTAAGTCAAGAGTCGTGGGGGATGTAGTTGGGCATCTTGCGGAGAAAGTTTCACAGTCTGTGTCATCTGATTGGGATACACCTTTTGACAATACTGTCGGGGGGTTTAATGTTGCCGCACAGGTTGTCGGGGGAACAAGCGTTGGACAGAATCTTGGTGTATTGTCAGGCAAGTTTGAGTTTCAATTAAGACAAGTTTGGAAAGGAACAGCCCCAGTGTCAGTCGAGGCAAATTTAGAGTTTTTTGCAGAGACGAACGAGATGACAGATGTGTATGCACCTGTGATGAAATTGATGCGAATGGCAAGTCCAGGAAGAGGGAGTAGTTCAGCAAGTCAGTTGATAGGTTCGTTGCAGCCGCCAGGGCCTGCAATTTTGGGTGGAGGCGGCGATTTATTAAGTGTGAGATTTGGCAATATACTTTATTTGCAGAATGTAGTGATTACTGGTGTTAGCGTAGAGTGGGGGAAACAAGTGGGTACATCGGGTAGAAGTCTATATGCGAAGGTCAAAGTGAGTATGACATCGAATCAAATATTGACAAAAGAGGATTTAGTATGAGAGATGTATTGGGGAGAGGAAATATACAGACGATAGTAGAAGTAAATGGTATGCAAGAGAGGGATTTTTTAGATAGTCCGTTAACAGGTATTGAGTTGACAAAAGAGCCAGCTTATGTGACAGTGACAGAGGAGTTAGCAGGAAGAGCCGACTTGATTTCATATAAAGTGTACCAGACTGCAGCTTTGTGGTGGATTATATGTGCAGCAAATAATATAGTAGACCCTATGGCTGAGTTAACCGCAGGTGTGACTTTGAGAATACCCAGAATGGAAGATGTACATTTGTTTTTGAGAGAGAGGCGTAAATGATACGGCTTGATGGTGCAACAGTATTTAGTTTAAAGTTCGATGGGGAAGAGTTTCCTTTTGTTCAGGATGCTTTGCAAGAATTTAGAATTATTGACAGTATGCAGAAGATTGCAACAGTGATTGAAATTATTATAAAAGATAGAGGAAATAATTTATTAGAGATGCTGCCGTTAACAGGTAAGGAAGTAGTGACTGTAGGATTTGGTAGAGACAATCAAGAATATGAAGAGCAAGATTTTAGTGTTGTGTCGTTTCCGACAGAGAATTTGACGTCAAACAGTCCAGAGGGAAGCCTGATAAAATTAGTGTTGATATCAAAGAGAGCCGAGATACTTTTTGATAGTGTGCAGACGCATTGGTGGAAAGGTATTTGTATATCTGATGTATTGTTAGATATTTGTAAAAAGACAGGTATGGACATAGGAAGGATAGAAAAGACAAAAGGTATAGGAAATTGGTTTATGCCAAAGTGGACATATGCGCAATATATAAGATATCTTGCACAAATTGCAGTGAGCAATGATTTTGGGGTAGCAGGTTTTTTGTATTATGCGAATTTTTTTGGGGAGTTGAGTTTTTGCAGTTATGATTCATTGTATAGTCAGACATTGGACGAAGAGAATAGGAAGTATAGTCAGACATTGGAGAGAGATGGGGAGAGTACGACGAAGCAGATTTTTGATGTGCAGATGAAGAATAATTATATGAATGTACTTATGCAAGGAGGAATTGGAGTATATGCCCCTATTTTTGATTATGAGAAGAGTGTTTTTAGTATAAATGAGGTAACAATAGAGACAATAAAGCACGGAGCACTGACAAATTGGTTATTAGCAGAGGAGGAGAATGTAGGAGCAAAGAGAATGATAAACAGTGTCAGGAAGGACGGGAGTATTGCTTATGAAGACACTGCACGAGCACAGAGTTATGTTCTGCAAAGGTTAAATGCTGTTGTGTCAATGTCAGTATTAGTGCGGGGGGATTCGTCATTACGCACAGGGGAGAAAGTGAATGTAGTGTTGCCGTCGACAAGCAAGGAGATGATATATAATGAGTTATATTCCGGAGATTGGATAGTAGGAGGTTTGTGTCATTATTATAGTATAAGGGCAGGTTTTGTGTTGTTTACGAGAATGGAGTTATTTCGTAATGGGTTGGATATTACAGGGATTGATGGATTAGTGAAGCCGAAAGGACGGGTATATGTTTAATATGTTAGAGCATGGAAAATTATTAGCAGAAACTTTTTTGGGAAATTACAGAGGGATAGTAGTGGATGTAGATGACCCAGTAAAAGCAGGGCGCGTAAGGGTGAAAGTGCATCCTATGATGGACGGTATAGAAGACGAAACAGTATTGCCATGGGCATTGCCAGCTACGCCAATAGGTGGAGGTCTTGAGGACACAGGGAGTATTTGCGTACCGGAAATAGGTAGCATTGTTTGGGTATTTTTTGAGAATGGGGAGGTAATGAATCCAGTGTATTTTGCCTCTTCAATTTCAAGAAGAGACGAAGTTGCATTGATGCCAAAGTTAGCGCAGGAAATTGCAGATGAGACTGTAGTGACGCAGAATACAGAGAAAGTTGCAGGAGTGGTGAAGGCAGACGGGAGTGTGTGGAACGAGGCAGGAGCCGCGTATGCTGCGAAATATCCAGAGGATTGTGTGATAAAAGTAGGTGGGCATGTTTTAGAGTTTGATAAGACAGAGGGGCAAGAGAGAGTGAAGATATACCATGCAGCTGGAAGTTGGGTAGAGATTGATAAAGATGGTAATATTGCAGTGCATGCGAAAGGAGATTCGTCTGATGTAGCTCTTGGGAGCAAAACGGTGTATGTTAATAATAAAATAGATATAGTTGCTGGCGGCGAAGTGGGAATAAAAGGAGTAAATGTGTTAGTGAAAGCGTTGTCAATTGTAAATGAGAATCTTGGAACGAATACGGATTTTTTAGTGAAGCAGGCAATAATACCATTGTTAAATATATTTATTGGGTTATATAATTTGCATGTGCATGCAGTGCCTGGAGTAGTTTTAGGTGGTCCGGGGACAGCGACGTCGACCACAGTATCAGTAGCGACGCCGTTGGTGCAGAATCCGACAATTGTAACCGGAGTATTGAAAGGAGAGTAAATGGCTGCGGTAATATATTCTGATTTGCATCCAGAGTTAATGTTAACAGAATTAAGGGATATTTTTATAGTTAAGAATGAGCAAAGTATTGAAGCCAGTATACAGAATATATTGTTGACATATCCAGGAGAGAGAATAATGCGTCCCGAATTTGGGAGTAGGATAGAAGAGTATTTGTTTGAGAATTTAACAAGTGAAGACGACCTTGTATTTATAGAGATGGAAGTGCGACAAGCCATTGAGACAGCAGAGAAGAGAATAAAAATAGTAACAGTGCAAGCGGAAAGTGTACCGGATAGTTTTGAAATTGTTGTGAAAGTTGCATATGTAGTTATAGCATCGGGTGTGCAAATAGATTCGAGTTTTGTATTATTTAAGAAAGGCGGTATATAGTGAAAATAGTATATAGTAGTTATGACTTTAGTGCATTAGTGACAGAGTTGTCAGCGTATTTAGCGAGTAAAGGTACATGGAAAGATGTGTATTTATCGAGTACAGGTCAGATGCTTATAGAGCTGAATGCTGCTGTAGGGGATTTGGTAAATTACTATATACAAAGAAGAGCAGAAGAAATGTATTTTGAGACCGCACAATTAAGAAGTAGTGTTGTAGGTTTAGCAAGGAACAGAGGGTATAGTGTATATAGAGCGATAAGTGCCAGGGGTGATGTACGAGTAAAGGTACTTGATATTGATTATAGTAATATAAGATATGTAGTAAAGGGTGCAATATTTGAAGCGGACAGCGGTGTAAGATATGTAGCAAAGAGTACAGTTGAGATAGCTCCAGGAGTGTCTGAGGTACTTGTGCCAGTAATTCAAGGAGTATGGCAGAGTCAGAGTTTTATAAGTGATGGGGAAGCGTCACAAGTTATGGATGTAATAAGTGACACAATAGAGAATACAGAGTACATTGTGCGTGTATTTAACGGCGCAGTGTATGAGACATGGCAGCAGGTGTTGAGTTTTTTGCAGTCAGATGCTGAGAGTAAAAATTACACAGCAATGACATATGAGGAAGGTTTGCGAATAAGATTAGGGAATGGTGTTTTTGGGAAGATACCAGTGAGTAGTATGCCTATTGAGGTTGCATTTATAGAGAGTATAGGTAAGAGTGGAAATTTATATGAGACAGGTATTGAGTTGACATTGATATCTGGAGCGCCTGAGGTAGCATGGGTGAAAACAGAAACACAGTTGATAGGTGGGCAAGATGAGGAGAGTATTGATTCTATAAAGTGGAATGCTCCACGTTTTGTTGTTGCTTCGGGGAGAGCTGTGACGCCGGGGGACTATTTGTTTTTTATGAAGAGTGTTCCAGGTATAGTTGCTGCAAGGGCATGGGGGGAGAGAGAAGAAAATCCGCCAAACATAGAGATGATGAACAGGGTGAGGGTAGCTTGTTTATACGAGGACAATGTATTTAGATTAGACGAGGCTACGCCGGAGACAGATTTGAATTTTACAGTTACAAGACGCGCAGAGATAGAAGAATTATTGTATGCAAAGAACAATATAACAGTGACGTTAGAGGAAATGAAAACAGAGATTATAGGTTTATTTTTGCAGGGAAATGTTTTATGTAAGATTGCATATGGTGCGGATGAAATAAAGCAGAGTTTGATAGATATTATTGCAGACAAATATTCTATTGCAAGTGCTGCTTATGGGGAAGGTGTAAGATATTCAGAGATAATAAAAGCGATGTATAGTGTTGAAGGTGTTTTATATGTAGAGAATTTATACATAGGTGTAGTATTGAAGCATTATGTGAATAATACAGGTGCAGTATGGTCGAGCATGGTTGCGACAGTTTTTGACAATGCACCATGGCAAGCAGGGACAGTAAAGATATATATAAGCAAGACGTTGAATCCAGTTACACCAGACCCAGGAACGGAGTTAATTTTGTTATGTCAAGATGATGGTGTGGGTGGATTAGTAGGAAGCACAGGGTATACGGTTGTTGGTGCCGTAAATTATACGACAGGAGAGATTGAAATAGTGTCTGTGAGCAGTGGTGTACAGGGACCGATAGCTATACAAGCTGTGCCCGAAGAACTTAAGAATTATGAGGTGGATAAGCAAGGAGTGTTAGTGTATTTTGGTGAGAATATAACAGTGACGCCGGAGGAAGTTTAATGTTATTGCAGGATATGATGCAAGAGTACATGCCGGGGAAGTTTAGAAAGTCTGAGAGGATTGTGGATTTATGCAGTGGGTACGGTAGAAATTTTGATTTATTGAAAGAGAGAATTGATTCAATGAGTATGTTGTATGACATTGATAAAGCAACAGATGACATGCTTTTATTGATTTTGTTGAATGACGGGTTAGCAGCGAGCATGCTATCAATAGATAGTTATACCTTGAAAGATATTGCGTTGACTCTTTTGTATTGGTATGGGATAAAAGGAACAGAGGAAGCGTTTAAGGCTTTGTTTTATTCAAAAGGTTTTGATGTAAGTGTGACAGGATTGTGGACGATGGATTATATGACATTTTATGACCCAGACATTGAGAGTGTTCCTGTAGGTGCATATGTGACGCCGCATTTTGTTTTGAGGGTTAATTTAGGTACATTGTTTAGTGGCGAATTGTTGCCTGCATTGGCGTTCCAATCTTTTGCTAATGTGTTTCCGGAAATAATACCTGCGCATAATGTATTAGAGAGGATAATATTTCAAAGTATATTGAATGCAGATTCTGTGATGCACCCAGGGAGTTTGACAGGAGCGACTGTTTGGAAGACATATGCATTTTTAACAGGGGAGTATGGAGTATACACAGATGTAGGTAGAAGTACTGATGAGGGATACTTTACAGATGTGGCATTAGATTTGACTATGTTATTTAGTGAATTTAGGTATGGTATAGGGCATAAGACTGTGCCAGCAGAGCAAGGAGAGACAGATTTAGAGAATACAGTAGGAGTAGGTGCTATATACAAGAGAGAGGATAAAGGGGATTATTTTAGAGTACTTGCATATATACCAAGTAATGTAGTTATAGAGGAAGGAGTGTCTGAGGTAGGTTTATTTGATGCGAGTAGTGTCATGCAAGTAATCGGGTCGTTTCCGAATATAGTTAAAGAGGCAGGATACGAAGTGTGGTTTACTTTTAACATTTGGAAGAGTGAAATTATATTGCCGTCATAGGAGGCGTTAGATGAGTACAGTTAATATTGGAAATCAATTAGTGCATTGGAATTATCACAAACTATTGTCGTCAGAGAATATGAATATGAGATGGTCCGGTATAATGCCAACAGGTATATATAGTGGAGGCGCTTGCACAATTGATGGGTCGAATATAAATATAGACCCATTGCTTGTTGAAATAGGTGATGGAACAAGACAAGTGCGAATAGAGACGCAAGCAGTAGTAGCAGTGACACCGGATAGTACGAACAGGCGAATTGTTATGAGATATACCTATCAGGAGCAGGAGGATTGGTATGCTGAGTTTGTGTGTGTGCCAATAGGAGGACAAACAGCGTATGATTTGATAATTGCGGATGTGAGTTTTGCAGCAGGAGTGCCTGTGGGTATATCGTATCGTTATACCAGTATACCAAACATAGGACGGGTAGGTATAACGAGAGAGGAATTTATTATTGCTGTAGAGAATCAAACAGTTTTGACGCTGACTGGGCAAGGGTATTTTTCGGGATTGAATCAATTGTGGGTATTTGTTAATGGAGTAAAACAGCGCGTGGATATAGATTATGCTGAAGATTCTGTTAACGGGTTGACTGTAATATTTTCAGCTGGATTGACTATAGGTGACGTAGTTGAATGCTTGATTATAAGATAAAGGAGTGAATATGACGAAAGCAAGAGGAAGTAGTTTATTTGATGAAGCAGTGCATGATAGTTTTAGTGCATACCCACTTGATGATGATTTAGGGATGTTTCCGAATATAGGAGCAATGTTTGAGAATTTGGGTATGTACATAGACGGGAAGTATGTGCGGTTTAGGGGATTAAAAGGTGTTTATTTTGAAAATGCTGTTATAGTGGAGAAGAACGGTATGCAGGGGGTGCTTTTATCAAAAGATAGTTTTATGTATGTAGATTTGCCGAGTTTATGGAGTAGTTCTGGTGTGAATCTTATTTTAGCAATTTCGCAAGAAATATCTAAAGTACCGACGACATTTGTATTGACATTGACTGTGACAAGTGGAGCATATTCGAGTGATATAGTTGTACCAGCTTCGAGTATTCAAGATAGATTGATGCCCTATATTTTGATGAAGAGCACAGTGCAGATGGATGCCAATTTAGTTGTAAATGTAAAGAGTACTTCGACAATTGATAGTGTAGTGATATACGGATTATATGTGAATGCGACAGAGAATAATAGTAGTTATAATATGAAGAAAGCAGATTATTTTTTGAAAGATGCCGGGAAAGTTACAATAGAGGCGGGGAGTTTCAATGCTCCGCAGGATGTGACATCTAACGGGAGAAAAACTTCTATTGTATTGAATCCAGTGACAAGGCAGTACAATGCTATAAATGGTCCGAATGTTGCGTCAACAGTTTGGGGAACAGCAGTAGCGCACGTGAATGAGAGTGTTGCAAAAGTATTAGATTTGCCAAAGATGTTGCGTAAATTTGGCGAAGGCGGGAGTGACTATATAGCTGGATGGGATAAAAGTTGGAAGTATATGGTAGGTGTAGTAGGTACATGGATGCCAGCAGATTTTGGGCATATATCTGAAACATTGTGGGCGTTTATAAAGAACAGTATAAGTGGATTGAACGGCTTTAGGGTTGCACCATACGTGGGTGTTGACAGACTTGTGAGAATAGGTTTTACCGGAACGGGTTTGGATTTTGCCTTTTCTGCAGAAGGGCTGTTTCCGTCGGGTGCAGAGATAAGGGTGTACGAGGTAGGTACCGATAAAGTTCGAACATTAAGAGCGACATATGCATTGACGGGAACGTTTACAGGAAATTTGAAAGTATTACATTTAGTGACAGGACTGGGTTATGGTTGGCATATGGTTGAGATTTCATTGTATACACCGTCGTCGACGACATCGACAGTTGCATTTTATTATGCTACAGTGTACGAGCCAGAAGCATATGAAGTAGCGACAGAGAACGAAGTGAAAGTATTGGATGTTGTGGGGGTAGCAAATGTGCCTGCGTTGCCGACGCATATAGCGATGCTGCCCATGTTTGCTGGTATGATAAAAGGGGATACTTGGTCAAAAGCGTCATTGTCTGGTATAAGCGCAGGGTTATTAAGTAAGAGCACGTATAGCAATCCGAACACGGTTATAGACGATTATATTGCATGGGTTTGCATGGGTGTAAAAGTAGAGGTTTACGGTGTAAAGTCGTCCAGCAGTGGAATGGCTTGGTTACAGATAGATGGAGTAAATGCGACGAGTCTTGATTTTTATAATGCGACGACAATAGAAGACACGTTGATAGGTTCAGCAGTCATGACAGCAGGAAGTTACAAGAGAGTTGGTGTAGCAATGCGTAATACAAGAAATGGGTCGTCTTCTGGTAATACTGTGCAGATTACACGAATAGTAGTTTATTTGCAGAGGTGGACAGAGAGTACAAAAGAGAATATAGGAAATTGGAGAAAGCTGGAAAACTATGATGTATTAGAGCCATTCATGACGGGAGTATCAGATGAGATAGGTGCAGCAGTGGCAGAGAAAGTAACAAAGAGTAGATTGTTAACACAGATAGAGGAGTTAGACAAAGTGGAGATGGGGTGTGCAAGCGTGCATTTTTTGACAAAGGGTGGTGCCGGTGGAGTAGAGACGACGATTACGAATTATATACCTTTTAAGACAAAGAAAACAAAAGTGCCAAGTCTTGAGGTGGTAGTAGATGGGTCAACATCGTTTGGAATACAGGAAGTGACGACAGATGGATTTTGTTTGAACTATACGCAAACGTCAGGGTCGTCAAGTAATGTATATAAGATACAATATATGTTATATTATATAGCAAGGAGTTAGTATGAATATTGATGTAAGAAGTGATGGGGTAGCTTATGTTTGTGATTGTGGTGCATCTGGGGTATTAGAGAAAGATGATTTGCATTTGAGTGGAGAAGATTTTGTGCGTAAGCAGAATATCACGGGGAAATGCTCCGTATGTGGGAGAATGTTCGCAGTGCCATTTGAGAAAGTGACTGTCATGGATGAAAGAAGAAAATTGTTAGAGAATGCGACATTAGTAATAAAGAGTGAAAGTATAGTGTTTACAGGTGGGGATGAGGTGGAGCTCGAGAAAGACATAGTTATTGACGCATTATACAATACGCGTATTGCATTATATGTTTGTAAGAACAATTTGACCAGTGAGTACGGGCTTGTTGTAGTAAATTATAGCAATTTTGAAATAAACGAGTATGCTTTGCCAGAGGATGAAAAGTTTATAGAGGGAGTTGTCTTTGTAGAGATAACGCCAGACAAAAGTGTGCTTGAGCAGAGAAGTCCTTTTGGTGTAATAGTGTCTTTTGAATAAGGAGGAATAAATGGAATTAGAATATATTGTTAGTGCTATAATAAGACCAAGGACAAGAGAGGATATAAAGCAGAATGTAGTACGTCCAAATATTGAGCAGATAATTGGTGATGACAGGGATAGGATAGCCGATATAGGAAAAGGAGTGCAATTCATACTTGTAGCGATGGTGAATGTAATGCGACATTTGCAGTATGGTGAGCCGTTGCATCCTTCTTATATTGGATTATTTGATTACATTTATCAAAGAAGGTATGTTGATGAATTAAAGTTTAGGGTTGATATTGATAATGCGGGAGTGTTGATAGAAAATTTATTGGTGAGGGAAGACCTTGTCACAAAAGAAGTACTTAAAATGAAGCAAGGGAGGGAAGAATGAAAGTTAGAATAGTGTTGTTTCGTGGTACTGATTTCATATCAAAGTGGATAAGAAAGAATGCACAGTGGATGTTTTCAATACCGTATGAAAAGACATTTTCGCATGTAGGTTTTTTGTTCGGAGACGAAATAATGGAAGCAAGACCGTCAAAGGGTGTGAGTATTCGTAATATATCCGAGTTAACCGAGAAAGTATGGATATATGAATATGCAGAAGAGATTGAAAGTTTGCATAAACTTCGTGAAGTTTGTAATTTAGAGTTAGGCAAAGGGTATGATTTTATGGGGGTATTGGGATTTGTGTATATATTCAAGCCATTAGCAAACATAAATAGATGGTTTTGCTCTGAATTTGTGATAGGAATGATGCGAAAGTGCGGAGTTCCAGTATTAGGGGAAGCGGCTGCGTATAAGGTGTCGCCGACAGTATTATTGTTATCGACTGCTTGGAGACTTGTGTATGAACGAGATGCGCAAGGAAGACGGGCAAAAGACACGGAAATAGGAGGATAGGATGAGCAATGGAGATGAAGGTGTGTTGCCAAAAAAAGAAGAACTGAGGTTGTTGATAGGAATTTCGGAAAGATTGAGTGCGGTTGAGACAAATAATAAGAATTTGTATAGTGAGATGCGGGGAACAAAAGAAATAATGCAAGGTATGCAGCAGACGTTGCAGCAGTTTGGGGTGGTATTAGCGAAGATGGATAGTGTTCAAGGAGAGATGGACGATATAAGAAAAGATATAAAGTGCGTGGTAGACAGTGGAGTAGGTCTTGACCATAGAATGGATAAGTTAGAGACAGCATATCAGAGAATAGATTCAATGTTCTTGGCGCCTTTGAGTAAGATATTTTGGTATATATTTTTTGGTGTAATAGGTGCGGGATTAGTTGCTGCGATTATGTTTGGGTTACAAAAGGTAGCGGGAGGATAAAATGAGTGTATACGAAAAAGTGTATCCTTTTTTGGTTGGCATTATGGGCACAGTAATTGAAAAGGTAAATATTATTATACCAGAGCCAGAGCTATATGATTATGTGTTATCTTGTCCGGAAGCAGATATGTACGGAAAGGATGCATTTGTGGGGATGTCGGTGCAATTTTGGGACGACGGAGCTTTCGCACGCGGTACTGTTTTGGGAAATTCAGCTGTTGTGTGGAATGCTACATATTCGAGGTATGAGATAGGGATAAATGTGGCAAATGGCAGTTATAGCATAGAGATAGGAGAGATTTTTGGGATAAATTATTTTTACGATTTGGCGACATTGGTAATGAAAGGGGGCAAGTTATACAAGAAAAATGCTGCGTTGCCGGAGTTTGGGTGGGCAATGCCATTAAGTGGATATTTTCCGGAGTCATTTGAGAATTGGTTAGGGGTGCGAAGAATGATGTCCAAAGAGTCTTTGCATGACATAAAGATAAAGATAGGAAGATTGGAGATTGTGAATTTTGGTCCACCGAGGGGTATTGAAACACTTTTGTGGCCATATTATTATGATATAGAGACAGGAATGTGGCAAGAGTGTTCGTATGAGACGTGGATAAATTCGAATACTATAGAAGAAGTAGATTTATATATACATAAATTATATGAGCAGACGAGTACGAGAAGGCTTGTGCCAATTATAGTTTTCCCGTCAGTTGAGGGAGTAACAGAGTTAGAAGAACTGTCTATTATGAGTACAGGAGAGCGCCTGAGTTATGACCGTTTTAGGGTCGTAGGTTATGTCTTAGATGCAGCAGGAAATCCTGTGTCGGGGTATATAACATTTACTGCATTATTTACGGATGTACCGGGGGTAGGATTGATAAATAGAGATGCATCTATATCTGTGCAATTGGACGAAAAGGGATTTTTTAATGCATTATTGTTTGGGGGAAAGTATAAAGTGGAGTATCCCAGCAAGTTTGCAGAGTCAAGAATAATAGAAGTGAATAATGATATGGAGGTATTATGAAAAAGGTGTTAGCAGGTGTTTGGTCGTTTTTTGAAGAGAAAATGCTTGCACGTAGTTTTGTGGGGTTTGCAGTAGCAACAGTATTATTTTGTAAAGTTCCGCGTTTTCCTTGGTGGGGATGGGTTATATGCTATGGTTTGTTTTTGAGTTTTCAAGGGACAATGAAGTTTGCATATAAATGGTTAGATATTAAAGGAGGAAAGGTTGACAATTCGTAGTGTAGTCGAGAGTGTTGTGTGTGAGACTATTATACATAAAGGGTATAGTTTTGAAGAGTGGGAAAATTTGCCCGACGAGCAGCGGGATAGGATAAGATATGCTGATAGATACATGAAAGTGTGGAAGATTTATCATTCACACGGGGGTGCACGGGGTACGCCGTTGTCGAAAGAATATGTGACATATGATAGAGCATTGTCACAGCATAGAGCAATAATGGTGAATAAATAGACGGAGGTGTATGTATGGGAAAAAGCATAAGTATAAAAGAGATAATAATTTTGTTTTGTATTATTGTTGTAGGATTATCAGTATTGACAGCGATGTTAAAGATAGATTGTACACCAAAAGAGCGTATAATATATAAGACGACGACTGTTATAGACTCTTCTTGGCGAGATTCAACAATACAAATAAGAGCGTTGGCTGATAGTTTACGGCGAGAACTTCATGCGAACGGTGATACGAGCTTTATTTTTATGTTGGATACTCTTGCGGTGTTTGACAGAGTGGATAGTGTCTTGCATGGGATACAGGATAGTTTGAATTTACATATTGAGGCAAGATGGCCGGAGGCGGATTTTGTGGTAAAGGCAAGATTAAAAGTATTGCAAGCGACAATACACACTGAAACAGTAAAAGAGGTTATTAAGCATAGTTGGCGGTGGGATAATGTTGGTGAAGGTATTATAGTAGGATGTTTGGGTTTAGGTGCATTTGAGATAGCAATTATGTATTTATTGAATAATTAAGGGGGAAAGAATGGTTAAGTTAAGTGCTAATTTTGAGTTGAGTGAGTTTACGGAAGACAAGGATTTGCAGATGGAAGTGAGCCCGAATGTTTTGCAGCTGGAGCTTGTGCACAGTCTTGTAGACAATATATTGCAGCCGTTGAGAGACGAAATGAAGACAGGGATATTTGTGACAAGTGGTATGCGTAGTAAGGAGATGATAGAAGAGTTAAAGTCTCGTGGATATGCTGTATCGGCGAAGACAGACCATAGTTATGCTGACCCAGAGGTGTATGTTTGGGGAAGGGGTGCAGGGGATATTGTAGTGGCGGATGTTTCGAAGTTACAGCAGGCGTATTTGTGGCTGAAGAATACTTTAGGGCCGAAGAATGTTATAGGGCAAATAATTTATTATAGACCAGAAAAAGGTAAGAGTGGATTTATTCATGTATCAAATAGCTGGAGAGTATTTGCGGATGCTTTGGTGAAAGTAAAGGGAAACGAAAAGTTGCCCTATTTAGTAAGAAAAGATGGAGTATATTCTATTTTTAATAGTGAAAGAGATTTTTAAGGTTTGAAATTCCTCCCATATATCCCGCCAAAGAGACGCACAGTATGGATTGTGCGTCTCATTATTTACGAATGTGTTTTTGTGTTTGCGTTATATGCTATATAAAGGAGGAGATAAATGAGAAAAGAGCGTGAAAAAATTATTAGGAAAGTAATAGCTATAATGAGACAAGATATTACGAATGATATTAAAGAGAGTGCAGGGATTAGGAAGAATGCGCGACTTTTGTTCTGGCGGTTATTAGTGCCTATAAATGAAAGAGAGAAAATAATGATACACACTGGAGAAAAAGAGTGTGAGTTGCTGATAACTGTTATAGGAGCCAAGGTATTGCCATTGAAAAGATTATGGGAAGAAGCTTTCCGTAATGCCGGGATAGGCTTTGAGTTTCAATATGAGACAACAGTCGGAGTGGCTTGGAGTGTAAAGATTCAGGGGATAGAGAAAATAATTAAAGCGTATGAACGTTATATGAAGAGTAAGAGTACTGTATGTGAGAATTATAGTCAAGTATTTGAGTATTTATATGCAAAAAAGAATTGAAAGAGCGGTGTATATTTGTGTTATTATTTTATTAGTTTTAGCAAGTATACATAATGTAAGAAAAGTGGTAGTATTAAAGGAGAGTGTGCATAGACAGGACTTGTTGATAGCGGAGTTACAGGATAGTATTGGGTTAGTAAAGGAGTTAAACTGGAAGGATAAGGAAGTGAGGGAGTTTTATGAAAAGAATTATATTCAATATATGATGTGGAGGAGCATGAATGAAAAGAAGAGCAAAGTTAGCAAAGGAAGTGTTGACAGTTTACGCAATAGCGATGCTGCTAAATGAGCTGCTACGAATAGACAGACGCGCGATTACAGAGTTATTTGATATAAAAGTACGGTGTAATAAAGCTCTTGCAGGACATAATACAGTAGAAGTGACAAAAAGCAGGGGAGAAGATACGTGGTATATTAGTGTAAGGGGAATTATAAACGGGTTGTTTGAGCATATGATTTTAGTAGAAAGAAGGAATATTCGAGGAGAAATAGAGAAGTTTGTTGCATGGGAATGCGGTAAAGCGATGTGAGGTGTGTAATGATAGTAGTTTTTTGTGTATTGCTTGTATTATTGTGTGTAGCGAGGTGGAAGTATAAGATAATACGGCGTAAAGTGTATTCATTTAAGATGATGCAGCCCATAGGGGCAGAGTATCCAAGTTTTGGGAGATGGACTGAGGAGAATTGGCTTTGGCTTATAAATAAGATTAGGCAGAAGTACGGAAGTGAACGGGTATTGGAGTTTATTATTTTGTTAGATGAAATAGAGAAGCAGGAGAAAAAGCATGAGATGTTCGAAGCGAAGAAGATGCCCAAAAAATAGTAGATACCAAGTGTATATGGAGAGCATGCAACGTAAAGAAATGTATGATGTAATTGTATTTTTGAAACGAAGACGTTCCTTGATGTATGAAAGATTGTTTATTGACTATAAAGGAGAGTTGGAGATAATACGTTACAGGCTTGTGAAGATGGCAAAAGAAAGGGATGCTGAAGGCTACATAGGGGAGTATAGAAAGTTATTGTGGGCATTATTTACGGATTGTATGCCAGAGGACGCAAAGCATACGACAGTGGCTACTATTGTTGCGGAGAAATTACCTATATTTGAGAAGAGGATATATGAAGAAGGCATAATACATTTTGGGAACGCCGATATTGATTTAGCCGAGAAAATGATTAAAGTATATAAAAAGAAAAAAGATTTGTATAGAGGGCAGATATTGCCGGAGATATTTTTGTATTCAAGAGAATTTTTGCGCATAATGTCTTTTATTGTTGCGATGCAGGAGAGAGGAACAAATATGGAGTGGGGGTATTTTTTTGATGTGCAAATGAAAATATTAAAGAAACAAGGTGTAGTGCGCGTATTTTTAGGTAATTTAATATCGGAAGGTGCAATATTGCGGTACAATGAAGAGATATCCAGTTTTTGGAATAAACGGAAGTTAGCGGGAAATATGTCAGCAGAGAATAGTGTGGAGCGGCAAGGTATTGACTATGAAAAATTACGGGAGAAAGGTAAAATACAATGAGAAAGTATTCAAAAGCTGTTATAGGTGTGCCACCAAGATTCAGAGGAGTAACATTAGAGACATTCGATTGGAAGGAGAATGCCGGTGTGTTATCTGCTGTAGAACGTTTTGAAAGGAGAGAGCTTCAGTTACTTGGATTATACGGGAGACCTGGAGTAGGAAAGACGCATATTGCAATATCTTTGTATAGAGAGAGTATTTATGGTGCGATATCCAATGCTTTGTTTTTAGAAGTATCGGAGTTGTTTAATATGGTGAAATCGGGTTACGGAGAGAACAGGAATGTGTTGGAAGAGTTGCGAGTGTATCCTTTATTGATAATAGATGATTTAATGAGTGGTAATTGTAGTGCAACAGATATGGAGATTATTGCCGAGATTATAAAGGAAAGATACATAAGTAAGAAGCAGTTATTGGTGACTACAAATTTATTGCCGAATGAGCTTGAGAGAGCTTTAGGGTATCATGAGTTAAGTCGTTTATTTGGCATGGGGAGTTGGGTAGAAGTAAAAGGAGAAGATAGGAGGATGGATGTTTGATTGGGCATGGTTATTTGTTGCAGTGAAGCCTGTGACGTTTGGGCAGCTTATACGTATAATTGATAGAAAAGCAATAGATGATGAGTATGCTGTTTTGATGTTTGACATAGCGAAAAAGTTTCACGAAAAGACAGGAGAGATGCCGGGGAAAGAAGATTGGATATTTTTGTTTACTGGCAGCAGTGAGAAGGAAGAAAAGAAGGCAAAGTGTTTAGAGATATTAGGAGAATTATATAGTAAAGAACCTATAAATGAGGCTGTATTTGTGGAGCAGTTATTAGAAAAAGTGCGTCAAGTATTATTAGTCATGGAGTTGAAAAAGACTGTAGCAGGTTTGGATAGGGGAGTGACAGATATTGAAGGGCATGCTGATAGGGTAAAGGCTTTGGAGAGAATAAAGCTTGAGAGACCAAAGATGATTGATGTACGAACAAATATAGATATAGCATTAAAGCGATTAAGGGAATATAGTAGTAAGAAGATGACCACAGGTTTGCCAGATTTGGACTTTGCATTGGGAGGAGGATGGGATAGGAAGGAAGTAGAAATTATAATAGCACCGCCGGGTAGAGGAAAGAGTATGCTTTTGTTGAATCATGCCGTAAGTGCTTCATTAAAATATGATGTATTGTTAGTGACACTTGAGTTGGACGACGAGGCGTACTATGATAGATTTTTGCGAAGAGTAACAAGGAAGACAAGAAAGCAGATAAAAGAAAACGAGAAAGAAGCACGCGAGTTATTAGAGAAGTTTTATGCTGGAAAAGAGTCCAGATTTTTGATTCATTATGAGCCAGCGCAAACGTTTTCGTGTGCAGATTTGGAGGGGCTATTAGAGAAACTTGCAGTAGAAGAGAATTTTAAGCCTGCAATGGTAGTGATTGATTATTTAAAAGAGATGAGTCCGAGGAAGTCGGATTATAATCAGAATTTACGTGTGCAGTTATCAAATATATGCGAAGATTTGCGAAATATTGCTATAAAAAGAGATGTAGCAATATTGACGGCTATGCAGACGACAAAAGAAAGTTTGGACAAGAAAGTGATAACAGTGAAAGACATAGCAGAGAGTTTTGCCATAGCGCATGTTGCCGGCATTGTTTTGGCATATTGTCAGACAAAAGAAGAGTATGAAGCAAAGCAAGCAAGGTACTTTGTAGCAAAGGACAGGGAAAATGAGTCATACCAGCAAATAGCATTGAGCTTTGATTTTAGCATTATGGAGATTAGGGGGCTGGATAACGCTGTAGGGGAAAGCGGGGGTGAAGGCATAGAGGATAAAAATTTTGGTGGGGTGAGGTTTTAATGTGGTGGGAAGCTTTAATTAGTGTAGTAGATATAAAGCAAGACAGTTCGAATGTAAAGATATGTTGTCCATATTGTGGAGAGAAGAAGTATAATTTAGAGATAAGCAAAGAGTTGAGAATATATCATTGTTGGGTATGTGATGCAAAGGGCAGAGCAGGAAAGTTGTTTGCAGATTTAGGTTTAGAGCTTGAAGATGATTTTATACCAGAGAGACAAGAAGAGAAAGAAGAAGTAAAGGATGTGGAGATGCCAAAGGGATTTAAGGTTATTGATTACATGAACATGAACATATATAGTGCAGCAGTGGTGAAATACCTCGATAGGCGGCGTGTAAGCAAAGAGCAGGTATTACGTAATGGTATTGGTTATGTGTATGGAGAATTCAAGGTTGTTGTACCTTTGAATGATATGGAGGGTAATCTTGCATATTGGGTAGCAAGAAATATAGGTAAGGTGAAAAAGTATATGAATCCTGTAAGAGCGAAAGATACGTTTGTTGCGGTGATGCCCGGAGTGAAAGAGGAGTTTGTACTTTGCGAGGGTGTTTTTGACGCATTAGCAATACAAAGGGAGGGATGGAATGCTGTACCAATGCTGGGTAAGTTGGTAAGTGAGAGAAAGATAGAAGTTCTTGTTAGTGCATTAAGAGATAAAAAAGTAGTTATATTATTGGATAGTGACGCGCAGAAGGATGCTGCGGAGTTACGGGAAAGGCTTATGAGATTTAGGATGGATGTACGAATTGCCAAGCTTAAGACGGGCGACCCAGGAGATGCAGAGGCACAGGTGTTATGCACTGCGATTGAGGCGAGAGTAGAAAATAATATGTTACAAGAAATGCTGGGGTTACAATGATATTGAATGTGTATCCAAACAGTGTTGTGGTAGCGCAGATAAGTGCAGAGGATAGTCAAGTGTTGGATAATTTATTGTCCGTACATATCCCAGGAGCTGAGCACTCTGCACAGTATAAGCGCAGAGCATGGGATGGAAAGCAGCATTTTTATAGTTACGGGAAATTTCCGAGGGGTTTATTGTTTATTGTTCGGGGAAAGCAGGCAGTATTCAAAGAAGATATAGTTATGAATGATTATACAATACACACAGCAGAAGTAGAGGTAAAGGAGGATAGTGGCATAGAATATAGAGAGTATCAAAAAGAAGCCATAGAGAAGATATTAAAAGAGAAGCAAGGTCTTGTGAACATTGCAACGAATGGTGGAAAGAGTGTTATAATTGCCGGTGTGTGTAAAAGTGTAGCATGCTCTTGTCTTATTTTAACGCATAGAGTAGAAATACGAGAGCAGTTAAAAGAGATAATAAGTAAAGTATGCAGAGAATCGGTAGGTGAAATTTCCGCAGAGAAAACAAGTATTGAAAGAATTACGGTAGCAATGGTGCCGACATTGTTCGCGCGTGTGAGAAGTAAGGTTAAAACTTCAGGCAAGTATGATAAGAGACAGGATTTAATTGATTATTTAGAGGGAGTTGAGTGCTTATTGATTGATGAAGTGCACCATGCCGCAGCGAAGTCCTGGAAGATGGTTATAGACAAGGTAAGAAGA